ATATATAGCGTCCCCCGCACTCCCCTACCGTAAATACTGGTGTTGTAAATCGTACATACGCCACCCCTGTTAAAAAAGTAAGTCCCCTACCGAGGCCCGATAGGGGAGTGGTCCCCCACCCCTGTTAGCATAGCGACCTAGGCGCAGAGTAGGGGAGTGCTATAGCAACCCCCATACGCGTGCACCCCCTCTATAACATAAGCCTATTGTATCTGTGGATAAGTTGTGCAAAAATAATGATAGCTTTAGCGTGTACGATCACGTAAAAAGACGTTACTAAAGTAAAGGAGTTACTATGGACCCAGCCAACCAAAACGGAGCAGGTGCGAACGGCGGAGGCGGCAACGCTGACGACCCGAACCTTAACAACAATAACGGAACCCCCCCAGCAAATGGGAACGGTGCCAACGGCCAGGGATCGACCCCCCCTGCTAACGGAAACGGTAGCGGAAACGGCGACGGCCAAGGCAACGCGCAGGGCGTGCAGCTGACCGACGAGCAGCTTGCAGCAGCATTTAACCACCCGCGTTTTAAGTCGCTTAATGAGCGTGCTAAAAAAGCGGACGAGTTAGAAAAGCAGGCGCAAGAGGCAGCCGAGGCAGCAGCCAAGGAGCAAGGTAAATTCGAGGACTTGTACAAGACCGCGAACGAACGAGCCACCACCCTGGAGGGCCAACTTAAGCAAACCCGTATCGAAAATGCGGTAACACTTGAGGCGGCAAAACTCGGAGTAGTAGACCCCGTAGCAGCAGTAAAACTTTTGGACCAGAGCGGCATTACAGTCGGCGACGACGGTGCCATTAGTGGAGTTGCTGAGGCTGTGAAAGCCCTACAGACATCGAGCCCTTACCTATTTAAAACGCCAGCGCAGGGTAGCGTAGGCAGTGGGAATACGAACCCAGCAAACGGTGCGAATAACGCCAGCGCTGAGTTTACGTATAGCCAAGTCCAGGACATCGAATTCTATAAAAAGAACCAGAGCGCCGTGGATAAAGCTATCGCAGAGGGCCGTGTTGATATGACCAAGTAATTGGTCCGAGGTAGTAACTTTGGCGCTTTAGTGGCGCAAAACCACACACAACTACCAACCCCAATAAATTTAGAAAGTGATTAAAATATCATGGACAACAGTGCATTACTAGCAACTACTATTGCTAACAAAACTATCGGCTACTTTGGCAAGTACATGAACCTTGCAGCTACTGTGGCACGCGACTGGGACTACGAACCAGCAACCGAGGGCGAGGCCGTTAAGATCGGTAAGCGCGGTGCCCTTACAGCTAACACTAAAACTGCGACTGGCGACGTTACCCTACAGAGCCCTGCAGCGACTGGCGTTACTGTAACCCTCGACACCCACAAGGAAGTAACTATCGACCTTACCGACGTTACTAAAGCTAAGCAAGCTAAAAAGCTCGACATTATGGACGGCTACGCTAAAGACGCGGCTGCTGTATTGCTTGAAACTGTGGAGGACGCACTTGCTGCCCTTTACGCTAGCCTTACTGCCACTGCTGTAGTATTCGACGCTACTAGCACGGCTACTAAGAAAACTAGCCTTTTGAGCCTACGTAAGAAATTCGTAGACGCAAAAATTCCTAAGAGCGAGCAGCGATACCTCTACCTCGGTAGCCAGAGTGCTACAGAGATCATGGAGGAAGATAGCTTTACTCGCGTGGACGCAGTAGGCCAAGCTGAAACGCTTGAAAGTGGCCAGATCGCCCGCCCTCTATTCGGCTTTAAGCCATTCGAGAGCCAGAGCGTCGTAACCACTGGTACTACGACCCTCGTAGAGCACAACATTGCGTACACAAAAGACGCCTTTGTCGTGGCTACTCGCCCATTGCCAGCACCAAACAGTAACCTAGGCGTAGTAAGTAACGTAGTCGTAGACCCTGAAACGGGTATCGCGCTGCGAACTATCCTAAGCTACAACAGCAACAAGCTTGCTGAACAGCTTACGATCGACTTGCTATTCGGTGTTAAGATTTTGGACCAGCGCCGAGCTGTACCATTTAACCTTAGCTACGCAGCCTAATAGCGGTAACTGATACCAGAGGGGGCCCTTACGGGGTCCCTTTTTGGTGCTATAATAAAAGCTGTTAAGCATAAACGTAAGAGGAGAATATTATTATGGCCGAAACAAACGAACCAACTAACCAGCACGGCGACCCTTTGGACGACAGTTTTAAGCTGCTCGTAAACCCAGGCGGCCGCGTCGTAGCTGTTAATAACGATCACGCCGACGAATTGCTGGCCAGCGATGAGGGCTTTAAAGTAGCCCCTGAGGGCTCGCAAGAGGGCGACAGTATCGACGCTAACGGCGAACCCGTCCACGCGCAAAACGAATTAGTACCCCGCGGCAGCAGCGAGGAGGACGCTAAAAAGGTAGCCGAACTGCAAGGCACTCCTGAGAACGTCCGAAAGCAAGCCGCCGAGGACCCAACAAATAACACCCATACTGCCCCTAACCAGGAAAATATGGACACTGATAAAAACGATAAAGACCCAGGCGCTGGCGGCATTGGCGAAAGTAACACCGATAATGGCGACCACCCAAATACTAGCGGCCAGCCTAACAGCACCGCTGCCGACGAAAAGGTAGTAAATGGCGAGGCCTCTACTGGCAACGCTAACGAACCAGGCAAACCTGCAGAGGTCCGCGTAAGCCAGCCAGGCGACGACGCTAAGGCCGACGACGACGGCAAAAAAGCAGGCCGCTTTTTCGGACGCGGTAAAAAGAGCTAATAATGGCCACCGACCGCAGTAAGACCACCATGCTTATTAAAGAGGTGGTGGTCCCTGAGGGCAGCGGCGACGTAGTGATTAACGTAGAGGCCAAGCGTGGCGATCGGACCTATAGACTGCCTTATCATATTAAAGAGGCAAACGTAGGCAAGGTAGAGCGCGATTGGCTTATGGCCAGGGTCCTGGAGGACGTGGACGCCCTCGTAGAACAGGACGACAAAAAGGCCGCCGTTATGGCTAAGCTCGAGGGCCTAGTGGGCCACGAAATAAAACTAGACTAATAGGCACCTGTTTATCTAGCAGCAGCACCCGCAAATAGGGTGCTGTTTTTATTGCGCTAGTGCTACAATAATGATATGGACACAGCACGCGGGTATTTAACCACAGCAGAACTTACACAGTACGCCCCAGGCGTAACGGCTGCCACTGACGACGACAAAAAGGCGCTTATTGACCGTGCCGAGGCATTGCTCGATAGCTATATCGGCCACCAGGATAAAGCAGTAAATATGGAAATACGCGGCGTGGCTGTAAGTGGCGACACAGACAAGCTGCAAATGGGCGGCAATGAGGTTAATAAAACCAGCGGCGCTAACTACTTAAAGGGCTGCTCGATCGAAATATTAGACGGCACGGGCGCAGGCGAAACCCGCTTTATTAAAGACCAGACCCTCGCGGGCCTGATTACCGTAAATACAGCCTGGACGACACCACCCGACGATACTAGCTATTACCGCGTATACCAGGTGGGCAAATTGCCGCGCCAGGGTAAAGACCTTACGAATGATACCGTTAATGGCGTAAACCGCTATTTTAGGGTAATTCCTACTGTCGTAAAACAGGCCGTAGCGGCCCAGGCTGAATATATCGAGCAAATGGGCGAGGCTTACTTTACTGGCGGCGATAGCAATATGCAGAGCGAGAGCAGCGACGGCTATAGCTACACTAGAGGGGAGAATGGTACGAGCGGCAAGGGCCTTATAGCGCCTGCTGTACGTAGCCTGCTCGCTGGCAGCGGTATTATAAACCGCACAGGCGGCGGCATTATCGTATCTAATTCGATATTATGAGCTATCTAAGCACCCTGCAGCAGACCGCAACGCTCGAGCGAGTTACTGGGACCGATAAATACAGTAAGCCGCAGTACGGGGCCCCTACGACGCTTAAGTGCCGCGTAGTTACTAAGAATAAAACCAAGTACTCGAGTATGCAGGGCCGTGGTAGCGGCGGCGAGCTTAATACGATCGCTGCAGTGGCTAGGGTCCCAGTGGACTGCCTGGCTGATACTGGCGACCGCTTTACGTTTAAGGGTAAAAAATATAAGGTAGAGGCCCGACGTGAAACACCGAACCACCGCGACCAAATATTCGCCCTTAACCTGGAGCTATCGCTATGGCTGCAGACGTAAGTATAGATTTTGACGTAAGCGACTTTTTACGCAGCATAGATAAAACACTGCCCGCTTTTATTAAGGCGAGCGAAAAGGCCGAGGACGAGATCGCCGACGAGGCGCTGCGCCTGAGCCAGCACGAGGTCCCTAAGGACGAGGGCGTGCTGGAGGGGACGGGAGTATCGGACCGCGACAAACAGGGCGCTTATTTTGGCTACAATACCCCGTATGCAGCTAAGCTGCACGAGCACCCAGAGTATAATTACCAAAAAGGCCGCAAGGGTAAATACATGGAGGACCCTATTAAGCAGAACCTGCCAGTATTCCGGGGCCATTATATCGAAACCGTAAAGGGAGAGCTAAAACTATGAACATTATAAAAGCTGTGGATAAGTTACTTACTGACGGGGGTATCGACACCGCAAAAATTAAGCTAAACCGCCAGGCCGACGACCCAGTAGAGCAGGTAACTGTTTTAGATACGGGGGGTATGCCGCCAGATAGCGAAATACCAGAGGTGCACGAGCCTACATTCCAGCTGCTGATTAGAGCGGCCGATTACGACGCCTGCAAGGCGCTTGCGGACCAGTGCCGCGCTATATTGCATGGTAAGATCGCCGTAGAGGCTGAGGGCGTGCACTTTTTCTTTATTAGCCTATTAAACGAGCCTGGCAGCCTGGGCCAAAACGATAAGGGAGCCGAGGAGATTAGCGCCAACTTTGTTACTAAGGTACGGGCTGCCTAATGGCTAAAATAGAATTCCCTAAACACTTCGAGCGGGAATTTGATAAAAAACACCTGCGCGAGTGGCGCTGCAGCAACTGCCGTAAGCTGCTGGCTATGGAGTATATCCACAGCGGCAATATTGCTATTAAATGCGTATGCGGCGAGCTAAACAGGCTTATGTTTAAGTCTTTACCGCACAATGATACAATTACTACAGCAACCCCCGCGGGTGGCACGAACAATAAAGTTAAAAAGAGGAGAGCATAATTATGGCCGACGCAACAAAAATTGCACTGGGCGTATGTAATGCCACCTTTGACGGCGTAGCACTAGGACACACCAAGGGCGGTGTAGAATGTGTTTACGAGCCAGTATGGCACGACGTTAAGGTGGACCAGTACGGCGATACCGTCGTAAAAAAGCGCCTTATGGGCGAAAAATTTACGGCTAAGGTCCCACTAGCTGAGTACACGATCGCTAACCTGGGCATTGGTATGCCAGCAGGTACGGTAGTTACTGACGGCACCACACCAACTAAAAAGCGCCTGGACGTAGGTAGCAGTGCTGGAGCAAGCAGCGACGACCTCGCAGCTGTGCTTTTATTGCACCCTGTAGACGCTACGGGCGTGGAGCACGATATTACGGTCCACAAGGCAATGGTAGGCAGCCAGGTAACACTGTCGCACGTTAATGACGGCGAGCGAATTATCGAGTGTAACTTTGAGGCTATTATCGACGAAACACAAGACGACGGCGCACGCCTGTTTAGTATCGGCGACACTACCGCAGTAGCAGCCTAAGCACCAAACTAATTAGAGGGCCAATATAGAGCCCCTGCCCTCTGGGCAAAACGAGGAGAGCGCAATTATGGCAGATACGCCTAAAACAGTAGATATTACCCTGAGCGACGGCACCGAGCTTACGCTTAGCCTATTACCACTAAAATACTATGCCGACTTGCTTAAGGGCATTACTGGCACCATTAAAGACGTCGCAGAGAACTGGGACGGTATTAGTAACGACGAAATTTTAAACCAGCTACCTGACTTTATCGCTAACCACCTCGACGAGGCGGCCACGATCATTAGCGTAGCTACCCGCGGCGAAATATCTAAAAAAGATGTACTCGAAAAATACGGCCTGGCCGACGCTATCGAAATTATAGCGGCAGCGGTCCAGGTAAACGACATAGAGCGAATGGGTGAAACCATAAAAAAAGCAATGGCGGTATTCCGCAAGCCGCGGACGGGCAAGCACAGCATGGGGAGCAAGGCCTAAGCCCTGCCCAGCTCGAGCATTACCGCAAAAATTCCGCACAAATTATAGACGACTGGCTTTACAGAAATGTAGACTTGCTATGCAGCGAATACGGCTGGCCGCTGCAGCAAGTCTATTACGACGTATACCCTACCGACCTGCCCCATTTATTGGTAAAAATTGAAAAGCGGCACCGCCTGCACCTGCGCGAGCAGCTAGCGATCGCCTACAATTCGCAGGATAAAGACCTTACGCAGCAGCTATTCGACCAGCTGCAGGATAACGACGAGAGCTATATTAACCGCCCATACAATAAGGACGCCATGGAAATGTTTAAAAACCAGGTCCAGCGTAACAGGGCTTTTGCTAATTAAAAAAGCTTGTGCTAGTGCTACAATTAAGGTATGAACGGCACTAATACTAAAAGGCAAATAAATGGCATTTGAGCTAGGTAGCATAATTGCCCGTATTAAGGCCGATACTAGCGACTTTAAAAAGGGAATGGGAGAGGCCCGCCAGGAGGGGGGCCGCTTTAGTAGTGCCATGGGCGTTATTGCCACTGGCGCCAAGGTCCTAGCGGGCGCAGCGATCGTAGCAGGTACTGCCATTGGTGGTATTGGAGTATTCGGCGTTAAGTCCGCTGCAGGGCTCGAGAGCACCCACGCGGCATTTACCACCATGCTTAAGGACGGCGAAAAAGCCAGCGCCTTAATGACCGAGCTAAATAGCTTTGCCGCCAGTACGCCTTTTGAATTCCCCGAACTAGCCGACGCAGGTAAAAAGCTGCTAGCCTTTGGCTTTGACGCCAATAGTATAGTGCCAAACCTAACTAAACTGGGCGACATTAGTAGCGGCCTGGGTATTCCTATTGGCGAGCTATCGGAGCTGTACGGTAAAGCTCGAGTGCAGGGCCGCCTATACATGGAGGATATTAACCAGCTTACGGGCCGTGGTATTCCTATTATTGGCGAGCTGGCTAAGCAGTTTAAGGTAAGCGAGGGCGAGGTCCGCAACCTGGTAGAAACTGGTAAAATTGGCTTCCCTGAGCTCGAAAAAGCCGTAACAAATATGACCACCAGCGGCGGTATGTTCGAGGGTGGTATGCTGCGCCAGAGCAAAACCTTTGAGGGTATGATAAGCACCATGCAGGACAACCTGGGGGCATTTGCTCGCAAGCTTGTCGGCATGAACAACGACGGCACGATCGTAGAGGGCGGTATATTTGATAAGGTCCGCGGCGCACTCGCTGGGGTCCTGGACTGGCTGAATAAAAACGGCGATAGCGTAATTAACACCATAACGGGCATTATTAGCGTCGTAGCTGGCGCGATCGGCACGGCCGTAGACTGGATAAGCACCAACCTAGTACCCGCGCTGCAGGAGGCTGTAGCCTGGGTAGCTGAGAACTGGGGCCCAGCATTTGAGGCCTTTGGTAGCTATATGACCGATACCGTGGTCCCTGCTATCGAAACACTTGTAGAGGGACTGGGCAAGCTCGTAGAGGGCTTTAGCACTGGCAAATTTGCAGGCGACGGCTTTATGGGCTTTATGCAAAACCTAGGCGCCTACATTAGCGGCGTATTTAATACGGTCCTGGGCATACTTAAAATGGCATTTGATGTGCTATGGCCAAGCATTAAAGGCCTGTGGGACGTTATTGCTAACCAGCTACTGCCGTCGCTTATGAACCTGTGGAGCGTCCTAGCGCCCGTGCTGCTGCCTATTCTGCAGGTATTAGCCACTATTCTAGGTGCGGTAGTCGTAGGTGCCCTGTGGGCAGCTATAAACATTATTAAGGTACTCGTAGCTATATTTAGCGGCCTGGTCCAGGGTATTGCCTGGGGCATTGGCCTTATCCGTGTATACTTTGCAACCGTATGGGAAATTATTAGCCTACCATTTAGGCTGGCATTTGCCTTTATTACTGGCGGCTGGAATGGAGTAATGGACGTAATACGCGGCATACCTGGCCGAATTGTGGGCAGCCTGGGCGGCGTAGGCGAGGCTATTATGAAACCATTTAGGGCCGCGCTCGATTGGATAGGCGAAAAAATGAAATGGGCCAAGGAGCAGCTGGACAAACTTAACCCATTCCACCGTAACAGCCCGAGCCTTATAGACTGGATTACAAAAGGTACCGACGTAATTAAGGACCGCTACGGCACGCTGTACAGCGCCCTGGGCGATATGCAGGTAAGTGGAGTAGACCCAACCGTAACGGGCGACCTAGCCACCACAGCGCTAAGCACAGCAGCATACGCAAACCCAGTACCGCAAGGTGGTCCAGGCGGTGGAGATACCTATATAATTAAAATGGACGGTATACTCGCAGAGAGCCCTGCGGCACTGCGCCGAATTGGTGGCCGACTTGTAGAGAGCGTAAACGAGGAAAAACGCGCCCAGGGTAAAAAGGAATTAGGTAAATAAAATGGCCGATATGGTAATAAAATTAAACAGCGTTACCCTACCTAAGCACGCTAAGCTTAAGGAAAAGACAACGGACCAGATAGCGAAAAACCGAGCGCTTAGCGGCGAGCTTACGGTGGACTTCTGGGCCTCTATTCGCGCCTGGTCCGTAGACTTCCCTATTTTGGATATGGTGGACTGGGACACAATGCAAGCTATATACATGAGCCAGTACAGCACTGGCGATATGGTGCACCTCGAGATTATTAGCCCCGACGTAAACGTAGATACCTACGGCTATATGGGCGCACCTGAGCGTAATATCCGCTGGGGCGGCCAGGTAGCGGACAGCTTTGGCTTTGACCTCGAGGAGGCGTATGCAAACAGTTAGCCCCCTATTTACAGAGCGCACTAATAAACGGGTCCGAAAATTAGCAGCCTCTACCCAGATCGCTTTTACTAAAACGCGCAGCACCGCTACGCGATACTTTACTGCTGGCGTAAGCATGGTAGGTGGTCCCGACCCGATAGGCCCGCCGACTAACGTAGGCGATATTACAGAGTGGGACAAATATAACTATACCGATTATAGTAACCGTATTTTAAACCTCGAGGCCACCCACGAAATGGATATAACGGGCAACCTTACTATGGCGATCGCTGACGTAGAGCTCGTAAACACCGACGACATATTTACCCCAGATGTAGACCCGACGATCGGCGAATTTGTGCAGAGCCCCCACCGTCCTATTAAATTAGGCGCTGGCTTTGGCCTGCAAACTATTCCCGTATTCGTAGGCATTACCGAAAAAGCCCCGACGCTGAGCGAGGACAAAAAAACGGCCAAATTCCACGCTATCGACTTTATTAAGAGTATTAGCAGCATTAAGATCGGCCAGGGCCAGATGTACGTAGACGAACGTATCGACACCGTTATAAATGACCTGCTGATTACCTGGGCGGGCCTAAGCCCTACGCAATTCGTATTAGACCCTGGTATGCGGGCTATACCATTTATTTACTTTAAAAAAGATACCACCCTGGGCGACGCCATTACGCAACTTTGCCAGTCCGAAATGGCTACCTTTTTCGAGGACGAGAGCGGCGTGCTGCGCCTATGGAACCGCCAGCACCTCGTAAGCGGCACGACACCCGTATGGACATTTAACCGCGATAACTGCCGCGAGATTACCTACCCAGACGTAAAAAACGTAATTAACACGGTAGAGGTATTTAGCAAGGTCCGAAAAGTCCAGGCTAACCAAAAACTATGGGAATTAACGGGCGCCCAAAAAGTATCGCCAGGCGGCGAGCTCGTGCTATTCGCGGACTTTAAAGACGATTACGGCGACCTGCCAGTAATTAGCATTGACGAGCCCGACTATATCACTTTTGCCAGTACCAGCTACTACTCTACTAACCTGGCCCAAGACGGCACGGGCGACACGGGGGACGACGATATAGCCATTACGACATTTAACGAATTCGCTACGGGCTGCAAGGTGGTATTTACTAATACGGGTAGCGCTGATGTGTATATTACGGCCATGGAAATATTTGCCCGACCTGCCAAGGTAATTAGCGAAATATACCATTTTGCCCAGGACGCCACCAGCGTAGGCAAATATGAGGAGCAGGTCCACGAGATAAATAACGACTTTATCCAGAGCGAGAGCTTTGCAAAAACTATTAGCGCCATGCTTATTGCAGACCGCGCAAACCCTAGCGGGGTCCGCGAGATCGAGGTAACGCGAGGAGTGCCGCAGCTGCAGGCGGGCGACCTGGTAACTTTTGACGACGGTAAAAACAGCGGGACCTATTACATACAAAAAAAGACGACCGCCGTAGGCAAGGGCGGCCTCGTCCAGGTCCTGACGCTCGTAAAGCGCAGCATACAGAGCTACTTTACTGTAGGCATTAGTATGGTGGGCGGGACCGACGTAATTGCACCGTAGTATAATTTAAACCATTAGTGGTAAAATAAAGCCAGAGGATAATATGCCCAATATAACAGATAGCCAACTCGACGAAATGCTAAAGCAAATGGACCCTAAACTAGCGGCCCATTATCGCAGTAGCTTATCGGCCGACATTAGCGCTGTTTATTGTATGAGCGACCACTGCAAGGGCCGCCAGATTGGCGTACTTAACGCAGTGGGGCAGTGGGTAAACACGAGCCAAGCTAAAGGCAGTAAGCTTTTAAGCAGCCGCGAACGCTTTGACGGCCATTTTGGCTTTAGGTGCCGCTGCGGCAACTCGAGTATTACGAGCCCTGCCGAAACTGGCATAATTACTGGCGCCGCACCAACCCGTAGCCAGCTTGCCGAGGTATACGAAAAACAACAGAAAAACCCCGCCGACGTTACCGAGCACCGCGACGGCAGCGTAACAGTAGACGGCTTTAAGATCGAGCATATAAGGAGTAACGCGTAATGGCCCTAGATTATTTACCAAGCCCAGGCTGGGCAGTTATTTACGGCGAAACCCCTAGCGCCGACCGCTGGAGCGAATTAGGCGAGAACGACGACGCCCTGGCAACGGGTGCAGGAATTGACGACGACGCTATCCTAGCTCGCCACCTTGCCCCATTATCTGTTAAGGCTCGTAATATAAATATTGGCCAAAAAGACCAGTTTATATTTACCGACCAGACCACCACCAGTACAGGCTTTACCGACCTGGCGACGCCTGGCCCTACAGTTACTGTAGAGATCGGCCCAAGCGGCAACGCGCTAGCTATTATGAGCGCAGGACTTTATAACGGTGGTGGTAAATACGTGGGCGTGCAGCTTAGCGGTGCCAATACTGCAGCGCCAGTGCTTGACGAAAGCCTGCGCCGCGACGGCACTTCATTCGATACTATCGGCTGTAGGCAACAGTACTGGAGTGGCTTAAACCCAGGCAACACTACATTTACGATGAAATACCGAACAGCTAGCGGTACGGCAAACTTCTTTAGCCGACGATTAACAGTAATACCTTTATAGGAGAGCGCAATTATGAAATATCAAATACGACAATCTGACGATAAAAGCTTTTACTACCTGCTCGAGATTGACGCGGACAATAACGAAAAATTTATCGCGGACAATAAAAACCTAGCAGAACTAAAAAAGCACGACGCCATTAAGGGCAAAAAGGTAGACGTAGTGGGCGAGGCTGAGGTCCGCGGCACCGTCCCTGCACCTGACGACGCAAGCAGCCAGGAGTAATATGCGTAATAGCGGCCTGGCCACTCGTAAGGACGCAGTGCCATACAGGGCCACGCCCTGGAGTAGCGATTTATACGCTGTTTTTGGCACCAAAAGCGAGCCGAACCTAGCGAGCGGCCGTATTCGTTTTACCCGCCCCCACGCTGGCGAAATTGTAACGGCCAAGCTAACCGTACTGGGTACCGCGCCTATTGGAGGCACGACTAAAATACGACTTTATAAAGGCGATTTTGCAGCAGGCGGCACGCTGGCGATCGGCACGTATTCGGAGGAGCGTATAGCTAAGGACCACCTGGCATTAACTGGCCTGACCGCGCCGCTAAGCTTTGCTAGTGGCTCGCAGCTGATTATCGACGGCATAGACGTTATGCACCTAGTAACGCAGCAAGGCGACGCTGATTATAACGAGGACGGCTTTATACTGGGTATTGAGGTAGTAACCGTAAACCCTACTACTTTTTTGCAGCGTGCCGTTAAGCTCGATTGCACCGTGCAAATGGGGGTATTATGAGCAATAGCGGTATGTGCGTATTAAATAGGCCTGACGCCATGCAGGAGGAGCAGGACGCTTACCTGTTTTTTGTATATTGCGGTGGTAGTGGTGGCGGTGGCTGTGTATTGCCGCTAGGCATTACTGGCGTTACTTACCCTGTGCGGGTCCCTAAATTTATTACGAAAAATACTAGGCTTATATTCCAAAACCCCGAATTTGCGGGCATACGTATCTATAGCGACGGCGGCCCAAGCGGTCCCTGTGCTAATAGTATTGGCGCTGAGGTAGGCTTTTATATGGCGCTGAGCGTGGACGGCAACCTTACGGGGTCCGAAATAATAGAGCAGGGCGTGCACCTTATTGGCGAGGGGCCCTATGAGATCGAATTTAAAGAGCTGAAAATACCCCAGCCAGTAAACCCATTGTGGGAAAATAAAATATACGTACACCTCTACTGGGGCAATACAGGCTATATAAATGGCGCTGGCGCGGTCCCGAGCGATACCACGCTTAAAATTACTAAACACGATTACGAGATCGAGCAATAATATGAGCATAAGCACTAAAGTCCACTGGTACCCACACACGCTGCGTAGCGTCGCTATGGCAGGTAATAACCTGTGCCAGGATAAAGCATTTTTCTACGTGGTCCCGCCAAGAGAGGCCCTAACGATCGAGAACCTTTACCTACACCTTAAACTGACATTTGACGCGGCCGTGCCTATTGGCGATCGTAAGCTGCAGTATATCGGCATTTGCGACGAGATACCGCTGCTAATTACCCAGGACCCTAACTATTTTAGAAAATTAGACCTTAATATGGCTGCAGACCCCGTTACTCGCAAGCTCGAGCTACGGCTTAATTTAACGAGCCTGCTAAATAAAGAAAATGCGGGCTGGCGCGATCGCTTTGAGGAGGGTACCGACCTTACCTATATCATTATAAAAACTGTGGATAACACCCGCGGCATAAGTAATGTTGCTACAATAGATTTATGCAAGGCAGACGCACTATATACTACCCAGGGAATACGGTAGAGGCGCCCCACCCCAGCGAAAAAAACCGCCGCAAGCGGGAACTGCTGGCCAAGGCACCGAACGTAGACCCGACTAAAATAATGGCCGACGAGCCTAAGATTTGCTGCACCAGCCAATGCGTATGGTGCGGGGTAGATTTTGAGGGCTTTAAAGCTATCTGCAACCGCTGCACCTGCTGCCAATACTGTGGCTGTGTAAGTTATAATGCGGTCCGCTGCCATACCTGTAACAATGAGCTGCCCGACGACATGAAACCGCCGACAACTATACGCCGTATTGTAGTCGCTTAGAGGGTGTTACCAACAGATAAAAAAGTGTTACAATAACCGTATGCACTATAGGCAAAATAAACACCCACGAAACGCAAAACTAGCGACATATATTACTGCTATTGTTAGTGCCTGCCGTATAATGAGAGTATGCAAGCATATGCAGTTAGGAATATTCGGAATATGAGCGTACCGCAGCTGCCCGACGGCGCTATTATCGGCATTGTTACTGGTATTTTCGGCTTTTTGGCGTTAATACCTGCCTACCTTATAAATAAACGATCGGCACGCCGCGACGACTTTAATGCGGCGCAGCTAGCAAATACTAAAGCTTTTGAGGCTTTAAATAAATTGTATGACGAGCAGAGCAAGCGCCTGGACGAGGTTAGCGCAGATAATAAGCATTACCGCGAGGAAAATGCACGCCTGCTACACCGAAACGAAAAACTAGAGGACGAAAACCGCGGCCTATTAAAAGAGAACACTGGACTTAAAAGCGACGTGGCCGACCTTACGAAACGCGTAAAAGTCCTAGAGAGCGCTAAAGCTTAATGGCTGACGATACTAAATTCTGGGCGCGGTCCCCTATTTATATCGTTATTTGCGTACTGCTGGGCTTTGTTATTGCTGGCCTATTGGCCCAAAATACCCAACTTAAGGCCGACCTAAACGAGGTAAAAAGCGAGCAGCGAGAGCAGCAAGCTAAAACCGAGGACGTACAGCGGCAAGCTGATCGTATTATTGCGTACCTGCGCTGCATTAGTCTTACGCCAGTAGGCGAACGGACCGAGGAGCTAGTAAATAAATGCCTTAGCGAGGACCTACCCGCGCAGCCTAAAGCCGAGGGGTCCACAGGTGGTACGAGTTTTTTAGTCCCAGCCCCACGCGGGGGCAGCTCGCAGCAACCTGGCAATTCTAACCAAGCGACACCCGCTAACCCTAGCAACCAGAATAACGTCGGCGGTAATTCTAATACTGGTGGAAATAATGGAATACCAGACCAGGACAACGAAAACACTAGCGGCTTGCTTACCCCCGTTATAAACCCGCTTTGTGTAAACCTTACGCCACGTATTTGTGGTACACTAGGCTTATGATAAGCCGACCAAATATAGTAAGCAAAATTGGCATAGTCCCAGATACTAACCATGGTGGCCGCCGCCCAGCACGTCCTACCCATATTACGGACCACCACGTAGTAGGCGACGCAGGGGCTGCCTTAGCTGAGGCCCAAAAGCCCAGCCGCCAGGTAAGCTTTACCTATACTATTGCTAGCGACGGCACTATATACCAGGCACTCGATAATATGATAATTCCGTTTACCGACGGTAATTACTCGAGCAATAAAATTAGCCTTACGATCGAGCACGCGGGCGGCTTGCCTAGCGTACCGTACACCGAGGCAATGTATCGCAGCAGTATACACCTGCACGCCTGGCTGCGGCAGGAATTCGGTATACCTGAGGGCAATATTCGCAGGCACCGCGACGTAAGTATTAACCCTACGGCCTGCCCTGGCGGCCTGGACGTAGAGCGTATACGTAGAGAGAGTACTAATTTATTAAAAGGGGACGATATGACCAAAATAGACGAGGAGGGGGTCCGAATACTCGCAGTAGGCGTGCTAAACCGACCCGAACCACTAACGACAACACCAGACCTGCGCGGCCACGTAGGCGGCGACGCGCTGGCTAAGCTTAAAGAATTCTGGTATAGCCCAGAGGGTAAAGCGGCTAACGCCTGGCAGCAAAAAGCGCCTGGCCTTATCGCTGAGCAAGCCCGCACGATCGACGAGCTAAATAAAAAGATCGCTGACCTAGCGGACAACCCAACCGAGGAGCAATTTGCCGAGGTGCAAAAAGCTGCTGCAGAGGCTGAAAAAGCTAAGGCTGCCGCAGAGGACGCCCTGGAAAAACTACGCAACCAGGTAGAGCAGGACGTCGCAACGGGTAACGCGTTCACTCGCTGGATAGGCGACCAGTTAAATAAAATATTAGGAAAGGGCTAAAGATCATGGCACTAATAAACGATAAAGCAGCATTTGTAGAGGCACTAAAAGAATTAGGCCGCCTCGTAGTTATTGCAGCAATTAGCGCCGCACTCGCTGGAGCTACTGCGGTAATTGGCTTATTCGAGCCTACGACTGCAGCCATTGCTGGCGCAGTCCTAAGCGTCGTAGTAAAGGCCTGGGACAAATACCTGCACAAGGCCGACAACGGCATAAAAACTGGCTTAACAGGCTTTTAATTATGCAGGGTGGGCTCGAGCGCTTACCCTGCGACCCAAGCAGCCCCTGCCCCATTCGAGAGAGTGCGCGGGGCTGCTTTGAGGACGTACACCACCGACAATGGCCACGGGCTACTTATGAGGCCCTGGGCGCTGTAGCGGTGGCATTTAGGGAACTGCCAGAAAATAAAGACCGACGCTGCAGGAACCTGCACAATATAGAGCATGAAATTAGCGAACCGCCGACGGTCCCAGCCCGCGAGCTTATGCTGCTGGCGATCGAGGAGGCCCTGAACACAGACCAGGTAAGCTATAGCAAAACAAAAATGCGTAAAATATTCGGAAATACTGGACGGCCATAACGCGCTTATGTTATTGTGTCTATGAGGTAGATTATGGGAGGTGTTACCACCCATTAAAATAAAACGATCGGACGGAGATATGCGCCAGGAACTTACAACTAAACAGATTAACCGCCGCAAGTGGGCTAAGCGTATTGCCTTAGTACTAGCGGCATTTACTGCAGGCTATTTGGCTTGCTACGCCTGGGGCTTTTGGCTACTATACCAGGCCTTAATGCAAGCCTGTGAAAATGGTATGTTTATCTGCACCTAATTCCCTCGAATTCGAGTAAATTAAAACACCCCTGCGACTACGGGGTGCTTTTTTTATTTAAGATTACGTATTTATTTTGCAACTTATTTAAGGTGGAGTTTTTCGAGAAAATTCGAGGAATGTACAAGCCCGCCGCGCCGCCCACTCGCCAAGCTACTATTAGAATAGCACAAGCGTTTTAACGTAGGCCTAATTTTGCCGTGCACGCTGGCCAAGCGCCCCAGCCTTGTACGGCCTGAGTTTTTATAGCTATCTCGATCTGCTGCTCGCGGGTGGCCAGGTGGGCATTAGGAGCGTATGCGCCGCCGCCAAAACCTAACCAGGTGCTCGTAGTAAATTGCAGGCCACCATAAAAGCCATTGCCCGTATTTATTGCCCAGTTACCTGTAGCCTCGCACTGCGCTAATTTATCCCAAACAGTAGAGCCCGACGAAAAAACCCCAGCACTAGGCTGGGGTGTATTTGCAACGGCTATACGTTTAGACTGGGCCGCCTGAGCGTCCAGTTTTGCCTGGAGCTTGCCGTTAAGGTCCTGTATTTGCTGCTTATTGGCAGCGTCCTGGGCCTTTTGCTGCTCGATTAGGGTATTTGCACCCTCGAGCTGCTTTTGCAAGTCCTGAGCTTTTAAATTGGCCTTTACCGCGTCCTGCTGCGCGTCGCTGCGCTGCTCGCGGGTAGTATCCAATTCGCTTAATGTACTTTGGTAGCTATTGACGGTGGCGAATGTACCAATGCTTAGTAATATTGCTACTGCTATGCCAATTAGCAGGTGTTTACGATTTAATATGATCGTGCCCTCCTTTGCCATTGCGGCTTTACTATTATACCAAACCTTAAGCAGCACGAATTATCCCCCGACCCCTTACAGTAGTAGCGCTGGAGTATTCCACAGGCTTGTCCACAGGTTATGCACAAGCATAATAAACTCGAGCTTGCCGCAAACAATTCCAGCCGCTATATTAGGTAGTGCCGAGCAATACGAACCATTGCGAGGCGGGAAAACATTAAGCCTAAACTGGCGTGCTTTAGCTAGCATTGCCGCCATTTTTAGGCCCTATAAAAAACTAAAACCGCTACACGGGTAACGGCTAGCTTTTGTATTGTAAGAGATTGCAATACGAACCAGTTACCAGTATAGGGGCCAGAACGGGGTAAAGCAAGTGCGAAACAATCAAGACAATTGGCAACTGCCAGCTGAGGGAAAAACCAAAAAAACACAATTGACAACTGACAATTGTAGGGCCAGTGCCGACGAGGTAGACTACGTAATAGAGCAAATTAGCGACCTTATTACCATGGAGAGCTTAAAGCCCTGGTACTGCAAGGCAGTATATGCCCTGGGCCGCGAGCGAGTGCTGCGAATGGCTAGCACGGCGCGATCGGACGGAAAAGTGCCCGCCAAATTCTTTAGCTTTATGATAAACCGAGAACTAAAAAAGCACCGTGCTGCGGAGATGCGCCAACCCAGCACGGTACTGTCCTAATTCTACTATAGGCCTGTGGAAAACTTAAGCATTAAAAAGTATTGCATAAATAACACAAGCGAGTATAGTAGATAACACAAGCCAGTTAAATAAACGGAGAAAATGCGCCATGAACCAAACACTAACCAAACCAGCTATAAAAAGCAGTGAAAACTTTTTCACTAAAGACGACACAGGCATGGATATTGCGGCAATGAACCGCACCATACGCCTAATAATGGGCAGCGGAATGGCCCAGGATATTAAGCGACCACTAGACCTAGCGGCCCTACGAGCTGATTACCGTAACCATAAAATTAAGCTGCACAGCGGCGGCCAGATTGAGCGCTTTATTACGCCACCTGCCCTACACCGCTTTTATGTGCCAGTGCTTATTAGTCGCACCCTAGCGGACCCATTAAAGCCTAGCCGAGCTATCCAGTTTTTTGTCCAGGTAAAAGCCGACGACGCACTTATGGCCGCACACCTCGCTGGCTCGATCGTGAAACACCAATGGGCTACACCACGCCACAGCATTAACGTAAGTATTGCGGGAGTAGTAGAATTATGAACCCTATAGCAATATTTGAGGAGCAGGTTAAAAAAGACGAAAACGACCAGGTGCAAGATGTACGCGGCTGGGTAGGTCCCGAGGAGGGCATAACGATCGCGCAGCGCGACGAGCAGGGTAATAAAACTGGTGTAAGCACTATGGAATATACCCGTTATGCTGATTACCATATCCAGGTCCGCGACGGCCGCCTAAGCTACTGGCGTATCTGCTTTAGAGATAGCGGTATTATCCACGTATACGAGGGTAAGGGCGATAAATGGCCAGGCATGGAGCTCGAGGGTAGCGGTGCCGCTGGCATACTACGAGTGGCCCAGATCATTAACGCCGTTATGAGCCTGGCAGTTACTTACTGCGACGATCGCCTAGAAAAGCAAGTCGCGTAAAAAAGCACAAGTAAAATACTCGCTTGTGTTATACTAAGTACATAACCATTAAGGAGATTGCGCCCTATGGCTAAAGCCAAAACAACTAAGAAAAAGACCGAACCCGTAGAGGGCGAGGTGGTCCAGGACGACGCTGCACAAGCGCCAGCACCAGACGACGTGCCAACTACCCAAACCGACACGCCCGACCCAGATACTGAGATATTAACAACCGAGCAAGAGATCGAGCGGGCCCGCGAGCACGCTAAAGAACTCGAGAGCGCCCTAATTGCCCACCCAGGCATGGAGGTGGTCCCTGGAGTTACTACGGACCAGCTTAAAATGGCCCTGAGCTCGCAAACCGAGCAGCGCGTGCTTATTAAGCAATTTATCCAGCACCACCTCGTAGAGGGTGTAGACTTTGGCCGTATTCACGTAGTAAAAAACTGCGATAACCAATATAGCTGCCAGAATAAATACCACTTCGGCAAGGATATGCTATTTAAGCCTGGCCAGGAAAAGGTATTTAGCCTATTCGGCATTACTAGCGAATTGACTAAAGACACCGAAACCTACGAAATGCTGCCAGATACCAAAAATATGGTGGCCTATAAGTGTATTGCCAAGCGCGGCGATACCGTCGTAGCAGAGGGCCGTGGTGCTGCAGTCGTAGGCGATAACCGCCGCGACGTAAACAGCACTATTAAGATCGCCGAAAAGCGGGCCCGTATGGACGCCTGCCTAGCCCTAGGCTTTAGCGAATACTTTAGCCAGGACCTCGACGACCCCGACTATGCAGGGCAGCGCCAGCAGGCTAACGAACGCGCAGCCGCTGAGCTCGCAGCAAAACACCCAGAGCAAATGCCAGAGCCGCCTAAGCCTAAACTGCCAGGCGACGACCTTGCGCCGCGCCCAGCTATGGAGCTTGCGAGCCAGGAGGAAAAGGCCGAACTCTATAAGGCGTTCCTAAAAGCTGGCCTCGATAAAGACGAGCAGCTGGAGGTCCTAGCCGTAAACGGTATTACCGACGCGCCAAATATGACCAGCGGCATGGCTCGCGGAATGATCGCTAAATTAAACGATAACGCCTTTAAGCGCCCCGAGCCTAAAAAGTCCGACGACGTAGTGATTACCGATATAGACGACGCGCCTATAAATTTTGATGATATACCAGAGGATAGCGGCACCACCACACCTGCAGCTACGCCGACTAAAACCCCAGAGCTCGTGCCTATCGACGTAGACGACGAGCTTAAGAGCTGGATAGCTGAGCAGCTGGCCGAGCTGAACCTAAACGCCCGCGGCCTAATGTGGTACAAGCGCCAAGTTACCAGCAAACCTTTTGGCGACCCGCAAAAATGGACCGATCACGAATGGCGCAAGGCTTACGAGGTCCTGCAGGATATACTCGACGTTAAGCTCGATGTAGACGAGGGCTACTTTAAAAGCGACGACGAGCTTAAGGCCGACGTAGATAAAACAGCTGTGGAAAAAGTAGCCGATATGTTCCCTGGCGCAGTAGTACTGCCTGTGGATAACTCTACACCAGCAGCCCCTGCTCGTGCCGTACCAGCCAATGGTGGCGACGACGATATAGTAACTAACGAGCCCCCAGCTGACGCGACGGGCCCAGTACAGCAAACCGTTACCGACGATCGCCCGCGCACCGACGGCGACCCTAGGGACATTTAGGAGGTAAAATAAAAGCATGGCCGAATTAACCAGAGGCGAAAAAGCCAAACAAACCCGTATAGCCCGTATTGGCCTGGAGGCATATAAAGCCGAGCAAGCGAATAAAGGCAAAAAGGGCGGCAGTAATTCCGTAGGGCAGTTTAAGGCTAACCCGAAAATTGCTAAAAAAGCGGGCAAGCGCAGTAAGCGCCTGCCCCGAGCATTTACCAAAAGCAGCACTGGCGACCACTTCGAGGAGCACGGGGACGAGCAAATTAAGCCGACCGAGCCCATGACGGACGACGCCGTGGCTGCGATCGACGACGCTATTAAGGACATAGAGGAAACACAGGAGTAAATTATGCCCAAGGGACCAAATAACAAACCGCACACCGTTTTATTGCCAGGCGGTAAAAAGATTAAATTTACTGGACCAGAGCAAGCAGCTCGGGTTAAGTACCTTATCGGCTATATGGACCAGACGGCTGCGCTGCACCCAGGTATTAGCCTGGAGGAAATGATGGCCTTAATGGCCGAGGACACTAAAAAAGCGATCGCCGCAGTGCTTAAGATCGAGGAGGGTATGGCCGACCGACTACGCGAGGAGGAGGGCCGCCCTAAAGTAAGCAAGTCCGTAAAGGCTGGAGGTCCCAATGGCTCGACCAAGTAATATATTTTTTAAAGGCCTGTACCAGCTGTGGCTCGTGCCAGACGACGATAGCGACGCCGACCTGCAAATACTGGGCGCCTATGACGACCTAGCCCAGGCTATGCTCGCTAAGGCCGCCGCAGAGCAGGGAATTACTGACGATAGCATAGTAGAGGTAACTAAGCGCGTAGACGTATTTACCCACTACGAGGACGTAAGCGGCACGGTAAATGGTACCGCGCAGAATAGGAGCATAGGATAATGGCGACCCAGCGACGATATTTTTTAAACTATACGAGCAAGGTACCTGCTATGCAGAGTATTGCCGAGATTAGCCAAATGCTCGCCAAATTCGGTGCCCAGAAAATAATGCACGATTACGACGACCAGGGGAAAATTAAAGCCCTAAGCTTTGCGCTGCAGCTCGAGGATAACCTAATATTTTTTAGGCTACCGACCGAGTGGCGCCCCGTGCAGCAGATCATAGCCGAAATACGCAAGGGTAATACTAAGCTGAGCCGCGACGTGCTTACCGAGGACCACGCCTATAATGTGGCCTGGCGCGTCGTAAAAGACTGGATAGAGGCGCAGCTGGCCCTACTTGAAACGAAAATGGTAACGCTGCCGCAGCTATTCCTGCCTTATGCCGTTACTGCCGACGGTAGCACGCTATACGAACGTATTGCACAGCAGCCTGGGCTGTTCCTGGGGGCGGGTAATGGCCAGTAGCGACCAAAACCCATATGCGGACCCTAAGGCTAAAATATACGGGCCTGAGGTGCTTAAAACGCTCGATTATGACGAGCTGCGCGAAATTATGGCAGCCCACGGCGAGGGGGTCCTGGCCTACTTCGATAAAACACACGAGGAGGGCCAGCCTGTGGATAAGTGGACCGACGAGGATAGCCTGAGGCTTATAAATACCCGTATCGGCCGCACCAAATTAAATAAGATACGATTACGCCAGAATGTGAATAAATTAAAAGGATATTTTAGGAGATAGCGCCATGACCGAAAAGCCAAAAGTAAGTTTATCTGTAACGAGCCCCGACGGTAAAGTGCAGAAAATTGCCGACGATATTAACAACCTGAGCCCAGAGGCGCGTAAGATCGCTACGGGCATAGTAGATACCCTGGCGGCAGCACACGGCGCAGCCTTTGAGCCTGTGGACGTATTCCAGTGGGCCAATAATACCGACGCCTTTAAAAACGAGCTAGAGCTAGAGCTATTTGTTTTTAATAAAAACCTAACGCCGTACTCGCTGCAGATCGGTCCAGAGCTTAAGCATAAAATGCTGGCGCTGTTCGTATACGACATTATTAACACGGTGGCTATGGGTGGGGGCACTGGCCTGCAGGTCCGTAATTACGTGGAGGCTGCAGCCGACGACCTCGCAATACTCGAAATTAGTAGCGAAAAGCAGGAGAGCCGCCGCGCCAGTACTGTTTTATGGCTTATCGAAAAAGAGCGCCACGACATTATCGAATTTAACGAGGCCGAGCATGACTATAAACGCCTTAAGGGTATGGTCCTGCGCTGCACAGCGCCAGGCGGCAAGGTATTCCACGTATTTAAGCAGTTTAAGGCTACTGCCGCGGTCCAGGGCGGTAAAGACTTCGTGCTGCAAAAAGACAAGCTGCAGCAATTTACCCAGGACCTAGCATTTAAGATCGACGCCAGTAACCAGGTCCTAGCTGTGGATAACACGCTATTTATATTTAGCCAGAGCAAGTACGAGGCCCTATTTGATACCAAGCCCCACACGATTGCCCGCGCTAACGAGAACGGCCGCCAGATCGACAAGCTATTTAAGCTTAGTATGCCCCTAGTGGTCCCAGAGATCGCTATTATGGCCCAAGGCGATAAGGCAGCTACTAAAAAGCTGAGCGAGGTAAACCCGCACCTTATGAGCCAGGAGGAGGTAATTAACGCGGCCGACGAATTCGCCATAGAGCTTATGACCGACGACACGGGCGCTATTATCCTAATGGACACCAACGACGTTAAGGTATTCCTGGACATTTTGCTCGACAACTTCGTGCACGGCTCGACTGGTATACCATACGTGGCTAAGACTAAAAAAGAGCTGGAGCCGCAGGAGTAATGGCTTACACAGGACACCACAACAGGAAAATGCCCGACGGCTCGACCATTATAGAGTGGCTTAAGCCGACCGTAAAAGACGAGGCTAAATTTTATGGCATTGAAATGCCCAGCGACGAGCAGATCGCAATAGTGCTGCGTAGCGCACGTATGCACCACCTTATGGAGCACGCGGCAGGTTATGATACTAGCGAGCTCGGTAAACCCGACGAGGTAACTAAATACTGGCCACTCGAGAGCAGCATAGGGCGCTTTTTGCGCGACGCCCCACTCGAATTATTGGACCAGATAAATATAGGCGATCGGCGGGACCGAGTAGAGCCTCTACCGCCTAAGCAGCCCACACTGGTAGAGGTAAAAATAGCCCTCGCACTTATTGCAAACCATTACGGCAAGGACGAGGAGGCATTTAAAGAGCAGGCGCTAAAACTAGCCGAGCAGCTGCAGTATACGGCTAATGGCGAGCTAACTATGTATATTTACGCGCAAATGGGCCTAACTAATACATGGGTGCCGCAATAATGGCCGATATAAACGATAAGCTGCTTAAGGTAATTGCCTTAGCTAAGCATGGCATAGGTGGCGAAAAAAGCGCCGCTATTGCTACCGCTAAGCGTATTTGTGCTGCACACGACCTGGACTATGACGAGGTAATGGGCGAGGCTGAAACTGCCAAGGTCCGCGAGTACGTGCTAGATATTAAATGGCGCAATAAGCTCGAGGAGGATATGCTGGCCCAGGTATGTTTAAAATTTGCCTGTACGCCTGAGCACCCCGACCTGTTTTATAATACTTACCGTAAAGTCTATATCTATAACACCACTGCCGCTAAGCACCTCGAAACGATTAACGCCGCTAGCGTATACCTGCACCAATTCCGTAAAGAGCGTAAAAAACTCGAGCAGGCTATACTGGGGGCATTTTGCCAAAAGCACCACCTCTACCCTACTAACGAGGTATATAATGCACGCCACCCAGAAAAAGCTAAGCAGATCGGCGACGGTAAAATAGATGTGGACGCCGAATTTAAAAAGATCGAGGAGGCCCGCCGACGTATGGCGATCGCTGAGGGTATGGACGACGTAAACCTGCACAAGAGCATAGGGAGTGGCACGTAATGGCATTAGACGATTACCATGCTGGCCCTAAGCGCCGCAAAAATCTGACCCGAATAGACGAGGACACCGTACACCTGCAGGCTGTGCAGTACCTGGGGCTGCGCTACCGCGATACACCCATTAGGACCGACTACGCGGCAGGCTTAGGCCTTAATAAGGTCCAGGCACGTAAGCACGCCCGCCTGCAGGGCAATACCCGAGCATGGCCCGATATACAAGTCGCACACGCCCGCCCTATTGGCCACGGCTACAATAACGAGTATTGGTACCACGGCCTATTTATCGAATTAAAAGCACCCGACGTAGAGCTATTTATGCGTAGGGACGGCAGCACAGTACGCCAGGGCGATAGCAAAATTAGGCTTAAAGGCGACTGGGCTAACCTACACTACGAGGAGCAGGCCGAAACTCTAGCCAGGCTGCGCGAGCAGGGCTATTGGGCCGACTTTGCCGTAGGCTTTGACGAATTCCAGGCGATCGTAGACGACTATATGCGCGGCCATAAAATGGTGGTCCGTTATGAGCTCGGTATGGACCTAAAAGACCGCCAGGCTGCTACCGTGCCAAATGCTACACCTTTTTAAAGCTAGTGCTATAATTAGCTTATGACACAAAACAGCGAACCAAAACACGCAGTAAAGCAAGGGGTGGCATACCACACCGTAGACGACGTACTGACCCGCAACTATGTTAGCCTGGGCGGTAAGCGCGTTTACGTATTCGGTGCTAAACTAGGCGACGAGCTTACCAAGGCGCAGGCTAAGAAAATGGCCAAACCACCAAAAGCTGCACCTGCACCTGTGGATAACTCTACCGAGGAATAGGGCCATGCTAGTGCTGGCCCTATATGCTACAGGAATTAACCCCGCCCTAGCGCGGGATAATTTGCTTGTGCACAATATGCTAACTGCAGCAATGAGCCGAGTAGATAGCCGTATTACGAAATATAACGAATTTACCCGCGAGCGTAGCGGGCTTTTTGAGGTATTTGCTGACGACGAGGACGTGCTACTGACCTACCGAGCGCAGCGCAATGGCGATATTTACGTAATGATAACCGACTATAACGGCAATGACGTAAAGCCCGCACTAGATGTAATTGTGGATAACTTACGCCCTAAGCAGCACGATTGCAAAATATTGCTAAAAAAGGGCATTGACGAATTAACACAAGCGAGTTAAATTAGGAGAGTAACCAACCAACAAAAGGAGATATGCGCCATGGGTAACACCAACAAAACACAAAAACAACAATTTAAAACTATGTTTAGCGAGCTATTTGCTAACTTCGATAAGGGCACGAGCCAATACGGCCGCAACTTTGTCGTAGCAATTTGCTGGGTAGGATATTACACCGCTGCATTTTTCGCAGTGGCGCTTTTTATACCTGGGCTAATATTTAAGGCTGCTAAGATCGCAGTAAAAGTAACCAGGGAGGGGAGGGCTTAGGCCACAATGAAACAGTGTTTATTCTGCTACGAAAAATTAAACGATCGCGCAGCTGCTATACGCCATTTAGAGGTAGCACACTCGCTAATTAAGGGCGCGGTCCCCCAAGAGGGCAACCCAGGCGACTTTTACCAGCCAGAGGGCTGTAGTAACTGGCAACCTGGCGACAAACGCTGCAGGTGCTGTAAGGGCTCGCTACGTATGAACTGGCATAGCCTGAGCCCCGCGCTCGTGGACCTATTAGCAATAGCTGGGCGACGAGTTAAGGAGCAGGGCGGCCTAAATGAGATACACAAGCGGGACCTCGAGCTAAATACTAGCCAATACGGCAACTTCCAAAAACTGCGCTATTTTGGCCTGATTACCCACGTAGACGACGAGGGGACCGCCTGGCTTATCACTAGGCAGGGCTGGAGCTTTTTGCGGGGCGACTGGCAGGCTGCAAGCCGCGTACAGACGTACCAAAACCGAATAATGCAACGGGACCCGAAAAGGGTAACGGTCCACGACGTAATGCGTAAACGCGACCAGGTGGACTATTGGCCGAGTGCTAGCGACTTTGTATTTGAACTGGCGAGCCCGCAGCTGGGCCTAGCTTTATGAACGGCTTAGGACGCGCAGCGCAGAGCATGGTAGTAGAGCTCGAGCGTTATAATATTAACGTGTATATGACTGCCTACCGCGTAGAGTGGATAACTAAGCAGGGTAGCTTTGAAATGGAGCTAAAGCGCTGGCTGCCTGCCTGGTGGTATCGCCGCCAATTACGCAAACTAATTAAGATCGCTAAAAAGTACGAGGGAGCGCTGTAGCATGGAGATATTTATATTTATAGCTGGGGTATTTTTCGGCGCAGCAGGTATGTTTATATTGTTTTTCTGGCTGGGGTCCTCTGATCGTTTTAAACACCTCGACGGCAGCAACCCCAACCTATACCACCCGCAGCCGCTATGCACTGACGGCCATAAATGGTGCGAGGAGCACGCTAAGCAAGGTAAGTACCACTGTACTAATTGCCCATACGTACTGGTCCAGGGGTAATGCTATGGGCGAAAATAAGGGGCATGGCAGCTACGAAACTGGCTGCGCTAATAAAGATAAGCACCGTACTAAGGTGGCTGCAGATAACCAAGCCATTAAAAGGCGTGGCGCTGGCGCGGTAAGAGGCGCCAAAAAACTACACCCATACCACTGCGAATTTTGCGGCTTTTGGCACGTAGGCGGCGATAACAGGGCTAGGCGTAAGCCTTATAAACGGACTAAAACCCGCCGCCAGTGGTAAAATGAGCTTATGGCAAACTCTAAAAAAGGCAAGGGTAAAAAAGAGGCTAAGCCCGCTACGATCACTAGCGCCTTAGTCCCGACCCGTAAGCATGATACACACGGCGAGCCGCAGGGCCGCCCTAATGCAATAACAGAGGAGGTGCTGGCCATTTTACGCGAGGCTTTTCTATTAGGCTGCGACGACGTAGAGGCTTGCGCCCTGGCTGGAATTAGCCCAGCTACGTTATATAACCACCAAAAAAATAACACTGAGTTTTTAGAGTGGAAAACCGCACTTAAGCAAAACCCGTTTTTATTAGCCCGCCGCACGATCGTAGAGAACCTGCGCCGCGACCCTGACTTTGCTATGAAATATATGGAGCGCAAGAAATTTAAGGAATTCGGACCCAAGGCCCACCTATACGTATCGCCTGAGGACGACGACAAGCTCGAGGACGAGGATAAAGACGTTATTAGCGCCGCAATGGCTGAGCACTTTAAGCACGGGCTAAAGCGCACCAAACAGGCCGACGTAGTAGACGTGGAGCCGTAAGCATGGCGGTCCCTAAGATATTCCAGGACATCGTAGACCAGTACGGCGAGCCTGCAGCTAAAAAGCACTTACGTAAATACTTTGCCCAGCCAGAGAATATACCCGCTTTTGCTATGCTATTCCACGCCCACGTACCGACATACCCGCCAGACTTCCACCTCGAAATACTGCAACTCTATACCAATACCAGGGGGCACGTAGGCGGTGCTGCCCCGCGTGGCTTTGCCAAGTCCACTACTACCTCGGTAGTGTATTTAGCATGGCGCACGCTGAACGCTACTAGCCGCTTTAGCCTACTGATCGGCGACACCTGGAGCCAGGCGGTCCTGCACCTTGCCTCTGTAAAAGACGAATTCGAGGAGAATACCGTACTTAAATGGCTATATGGCGACGTTATGGGCCCGCAGTGGAGCGAGGACGAGATTATCGTAATGGGCACCGACGAAAAGGGGAACGTAAAACAGTGTAAGATTATGGCCCTGGGTGCTGGGCAAAAGGTGCGCGGGCTTAAATTTAAAAACTTCCGCGTGCAGCTAATGATATGCGACGACCTAGAGAATGACGAGGCTGTACAGAACAAGGAACGCCGCGAAAAACTACGCCGCTGGCTAGTACGTGCTGCCCTGCCTGCGATCGACCGCCAAGTGGGCCGCTGTATTCTGATTGGTACAATGCTGCACAAGCGCAGCCTGCTATCGGCTATCGTATCTAAGGAAAAGGAATTTAGTAGCTGGACCACGTTTTTATATAGCGGTATTAAAAAAGACGGCCAGAGCCTGTGGCCTGAGCTGTACAGCACCGAGGAAATATATGCCTGGAGGGACGACCCGAATAACCCTAACTATATTGGTGCCGTAGCCTGGGCCCAGGAAATACAAAACAAACCACTGGCCGAGGGGCAGCAGATCGTCCAGGAGGAATGGCTGCAGAGTGTTTACAGCCTAGGGGCGCACCTTATCGCACACCAACAGCGTACACAGCTTGCCGACCACCTCGTACTCGACCACTGGCTAGATACCTACTTTAGTACTATTAGCGGCTCGGTGGACCCTGCAATTAGTGAAAAGCAGACGGCCGACTGGTGGACTATGGCGACGATCGGCGTAACGAAACACTGCCCTATTTGCCCAGGCGGTCCTGCGGGCCATGTGGTCCAGCTTGATATGCTGCGTATGCGCGAGAGCGACCCAATGAAACAGGTAGACGCTATACTCGAGAATTACCAGGAATGGCAGCACCGTAAGCTACGTATCGAGGCTATCGCTTTTCAGAGTGGCCTATTAAAGCTCGTAAAGAACCGCGGCGCCACCCAGGGTATTTATCCACCTATAAAGCCGTACCGCCCAGCCCAGAGCAAACGAGCCCGCGCCATTGTGCACGCTGCCCTATTTAGTGGCGGCATGGTCCACCTGCGCCGCGACCACCCGCTATACCAGGAATTTTACGACGAAATTGTGGAATTCCCGCAAGGCGATCACGACGATATGTTCGATAGCTACATGAGCGCTGCAGACGTGGCGCTGCGACGACGCCCGACGGTCCAGCAGAGCGACTAATTTAGGGAAATAAAATTTAAAGCATTAGTGCTACAATTATGGTATGGACAATAAGGCTATAGTATTCCCTTACAAAAACGCACAGGCTCGCCTAAATAACTACTCGAAATACGATAAGTTATTCGACGGCAAACACTTCGAGGCTTTTAGCATTGAAATTAACAGCCTGCAGTACACCCAAAACTATGCCAAATTGAAATACGTAGCCGTAAACTTCGCGGGCCTAATTAGTAAAGTTAGTGCCGATATGCTAGCGGGCGAGCCTATAGTGCTTACTGGTAGCAATAAAGAGCAAACCGAATGGCTTAAAAACCTCGCCTTTGAGAACTCACTACACACCCAACTATACGAGAGCGCCCTAAAGAACAGCGCCCGAGGCGACGCTATTTTTAAAGTCCGCAGCGGTCCGAAAAACCCAGGCGACGCCATAAGCACTGTATTTATTGAGGACATTACCCCTAGTATCTACTTCCCTATGGTAAACCCAGGCAACTGGCGAGCGCAGCCCGAATACCAGGAGCTGGCATTTATGGTAACGATCGGTAAAGACGAGTATATCCGTATCGAGCGCCACTACCCTGGCAAGATCGTAAATGAGCTATGGGAATTTAAAGACAAGGCCCTATATCGCAAGGCCCCACTGGCACTATACGACCCTACCCTCGAGGAGGAGCAAGAAACTGGAATAGATCGCAGCCTAATTATCCACGTACCTAACTGGCGTGCTGGCGACTTTTACGGTGTATCTGACTACCACGACATCGAGGCCCTAATGTACGCGGTTAATAACCGTATGACCAAAAACGAAAATATCCTAGACAAGCACAGCGACCCGATACTGGCGCTACCTGAGGGCGTGCTGGACGAAAAGGGTAATATTCGCAAGGATAAGCTGCAGCTGTTTACTATTCCCGATAACGAAATGGGCAGCAAGCCTGCTAAGCCTGAGTACATTACCTGGGACGCGAGCCTAGATAACAGCTTTAAGCAGATCGACCGCCTTATCGAATTCCTATATATGACCTCTGAAACCAGCCCCGCTGTATTCGGTATGGACAAGCAAGGCGCTGCAGAGAGTGGCCGAGCCCTTAAATTACGACTTATGCGAACGATCGCTAAAATTAACCGTAAAAAACTCTACTACGACCAGGGCCTTAAAGAGGCTATTTACGTCGCGCAGCTGCTCGCTAAAAAGCACGGCTACGAGGTTATGGGTAAAAAACTACCTGGCGAGCCTGAGGTCCCTAATATTACCTGGGCAGACGGCTTACCTATTGACGAGGCCGAGCTTATCGAAAACGAGGGCAAGCGCTTAGACCAGGGCACCGAGAGTAAAACGGACGCCATTATGAAACTCGACGGGCTAGAGCGCGAGGACGCAGACAAAAAGCGCAAGCGAATTACCGAGGAGAACGGCGTAGCGGTCCCTGTGGGTACGGTCCCGAATATCGGCGGCGACAACGGCGGCAGCGGTAACGGCGAGGCTTAGCCATGCCGAAAATACCAGCCCGCGAACCATTTAGAGAAAAAGACCTGCGCCAACTTGAGAGCATTTATAAACGTGCTGGCCGTAACATTATGGCCACCTTTGACCAGCAAACCGACTTCGAGCAATTTAGGCGTGCTGGCATTATGCGGCAGATCGAGCAAATACTAGGCGACGCAGGGGTAGAAACGGGCCAATGGCTCGATACTGTCCTGCCTGATACTTACCAGCGTGGCACTGGCGACGTTATTAAGCAGCTTGCGAGTATTAACGCCCCTATGAGAGAGGCCACCCCATTTAACGTAATAGACCAGCGTGCCGTAGCGGTCCTGATTAGTGAAACGCAGGAGGCTTTTGCTGCAGCGCTTACTACAGTGGGCCGTACTGCAGGCCAATTACTAAGCCAGGCGGTAAAAGACCAGATTACCCTAGAGCTCGCAGAGGGGGCGCTTACTGGCGCTGGCCGTCGTGCTATATCTGAAAAGGTAAAGGCAACCCTAAAAGCTAGCGGCGTTACTGGCCTTATCGACAAACGGGGCGCTAAGTGGGAACTGGACCGCTATGCTGCAATGCTGGCGCGTACCAAGCTTATGGAGGCTCGCAATACTGGAGTGGCAAATAAAATGCTAGCCAACGGCTACGACCTGGTAGAGATTACGGGCGGTAACTCGACGCACAGCGCCTGCGCTAAATGGGAATACAAAATCGTAAGCCTTACGGGCAAAACCGAGGGCTACCCTAGCCTGGCCGACGCCAAGGCCGACGGCATATTCCACCCTAACTGCCAACACCACTACAATATCGTGCACAGCACCCTGGCCGCACAAACTAAAGCCTATAACCCGAATACTGGCATTTATGAAAAACCGAGCTTTGGCCAGCCTAAGCCTGGAATACCGAGCCCAGCAGGTGGCCGCCAAACAGCCAAAATTATTAGCCCTGGCGTTACCCGCGTAAAGAATGCAGGGACCAACCAGCTTATAGTCCCAGGCCCTAGCGGTAAGACCAGCCAGACGTTTAAGCTTAGCCCGCTCGAGGCTCGAGTTATTAACGAAAATGGTATCGTGCCTACCAGCAAGCCGCCGCGCAGTCGCTGGGCACCAAACACTAAAGGCGTATATTCTGAGCGCCCCGTTTATGACGCCAGCCGCCAAATTGTGGGCGTAACTCGCCAGCTACATATTAGGCCTGGTGCTGTAGGGCCACGCGTTAAGCATACTGTCTACCATGAAATTGGCCACGCGATCGACGCCATGAACGTACACACCAACGGCTACAATTCTGGCCAAAAATTAAACAAGCGTGCCGACATATTCGCAGCCATGCAAGCCGACCGCACGAGCGTCGTAGCATTACGATTAAAGCGGGACCTGGGTAACGAATATAGCGACGAGGACCTTAAGCTCGTGGCAGCTGGCCGCACGGTCCGCAGGACTGACAAGAACGGCGCCACCCGCGTACTGAGCCTAGGCAAATGGGGCACGTATGCCCGCAGCGATAGCGAGGTATTTGCTGACGCTTACGGCGCGTGGAGGCTCGACCCTAAAGGCTTTAAGACTGTCGCACCAAACCTAAGTAAGATATTTGAGGAGCTACTATAATGGCTGATATTGACGCCCACGCTATAGTAACGATCGTGCCGCCAAATGGCGACGAGCAGGCCGAGCTGGCTAAGACCGAGCAGGACCTGGACGAGGCGATCGCACAGGACGAGCAGGCCGAATAAATTAGTATTGCAATGCCTAGAGCCTGGGTATATCGTAGGCAATGAACCCCGCGAACAGCTAGCCAGTATGGCAACAGCGGGCAAAATATCCCAGGCAAATTAGGCTGTTAAATTGACGGTGGATAACGGGCTAACCTACGTAGTGGCCCGTTTTTCAATATGCAACGCTACCACTCCCCCGCCCCTATATATAGC